ACGGCGTACATCGTTACTTTGGGTACCGGCTGCTCCTTTTGGGCCGGTACCCATTTCTGTCCCGCCTGTCTGGTCGTCTGTAGTTGCAGCATCGCTTGGTTCTGCAGGAGCAGCGCCCGATGGTGTATTTGTTTGTGCAGTAGCAACTTTACTTGCGTCAGGATCACTTTGAGATCCTGTTGTCATTCCAAAATCTGCGTTTGCTGTTAGCATAAATGCATTATTAAAATTAATATCAAAGTTTAATACATCTTCATTTTTGCCTGTATAAATGTAATTGTATCCTTTGACAGCAACTCGTTTTAAACCTTGAATATTACTTGCTCTAGCGTTGCTAGCCATAGTAACTGTTTCAGGAACTTCGTAAGGCATAACACTGTATACATAAACTTTTGGACGACGGCCCATTTGTGCTTCTGTTACAGGGCTTTCATCTATAAAAACATGTGTATTAATTTTAAACCATTTGTGTAATCCATTTTTAGCTTTAATAGTTGAATTTTCTGCACAAAATGTAGACTGTACTACTATTTTTTCAATAATACTAGTAATATTTTCGTTTTGATTAAATTGGAAATCTCTTGCTTTATCTGCAGGCTGTACCGCTTTTGAAGTAGTGTCAACTAGTCCAGTTTGAGGGTTAGTTGCAGCAGCAGCGTCTGCTTCGCTAGAATTTCCCGGAGCATTAGTATCTTCATTAAGAGTACTTAACCCAATTTCATTCATTAGACCAGTGTTTTCAGCAAACGACTTGAGTATAGAATATGTACGAGACGGTGGAGTAATTGTTATCGTTGTTGGACTAAAAGAATTACGTAACTCTGGATTTGCTGCAACTGTTCCTCTACGCTGTTCCTCACGTTCCTCGGGCGAAGTAGTAAATGCAGTGTCATCAATATTGCCTGCTTGTAGCGCCGAAAGCAGCGTGGATCTATCTTTTGGAAATACTATAACATATCTATCATATGGTGTAAGTGCGCCGGCTTTTTCCAACGCTTGAATTTGACCATTAATTGCTGATGTTATTGATGCGTCATTTGTTTCAAGTACTTGGTGAAGTAATAGTCCTGTTGCTTTAATTGATGTTTTAATCTTATTAATATTATCATCTAGCCCAGACTCACTCATAGGAATCGCTTTAACTGCATAGGTACTTCCTGTACCAGTAACGTTAAAGTCCATATTAATAAACTTTATAGGAATAAAGATAGGACGGCTTATAAAGTTTGCATCCGTGGATCCATCTAGATTCCATCCTTTAAAATCAATTTTTAAACAAAATGGTGCCTGGTTGTAACTTTTATATCCAGCAGTAGCTGCTGCTCCAATAATTGCTTGAATAAAATTACCCATGCTATACGGCTCTGTTACATTAAATGATATAGCAGTTCCGGTTGTTACTCTAGTATTTGGATTAGGAGCAACAACTCCTTCTATCTCAAGATCATCAATGTAGTATTCAGCGTGTTCAGATCTTCCGGTGCCCTTTTCGTCAAAAATTTGATAACGTTTATCTAAGTTTCCGCCGCTGCTTTGTATTATGTAATTTTTAAATCCGCCTGCACTTCTATATTTTTCTGGATTGTTATATTCTGCAGCGTCAAGCACGCCTAATGAAATTACATAATTATAACTATTATGACTTCTTAACGGATTTGGAATTTTGCTTGCTGAAGTATCATCGCCTTGATAAGGAGACTTATAACCGGTATCAATAAAATCACTAAACGCACTTCTTTCATTTAGTTCACGATATTGAGCTTGTACTAATCCATATTCTTCGCCAGTTATTCCTGCAAGATCTGCAATTCCTCTTTCTACAAGTTTTAACGGATTGTTAGCTAGGCCCTGTAATTCTTCAGCAGCACTAATTAGTCCACTAAGTTTGTTTTTAACTTGTCCTAGTAAATCGCCTGCTCCGCCGCCGCCGAGTATTCCGCCTGCTAATGCACCAAGTGCAGCGCCTTGGCCTCCTCTTAAAAGTCCGCCAACAGTTCCTCCTAGCAGTGCTGAATTTATTTTCTGAGTACTTACTCCGGTAGCCGTACTGATGTTTTGACTAACAGTACTGACTGATGTCTTTACAGTATTTACTGCTGATGTTAAACTACCTTTAAGAGATGCACTTAGATTAAACGCCATATTATACTCCTAGGGTATTTTTTAAAGCCGACGGATCAGGTAAATAAATCTTAGTGCCAGCAACAAAGTCAAACACTGGATCTTTAAGAATGTCTAAATTACGTTGTGCAAACACCCACCAAAGCTCTCGTTTTCCGTAAGTAATATATGCAAGTAAATCAGGGCGATACGTATATTCAGGTGTTATTTCAAACAATATATCATCTCTGTTTATAGGAACTGGACGAGGTTTTAAAATATCTAAATATCCACTTGCGGTAATTTCTGTTCTTCCGTATGGACTTAAATTATTATCAGCAGTCATTATACAAATCCTTCTTTACCATTAATATGTCCGCCAGCGGCATATTGATTTAAGCTAAAGCCCGATTGCGAACGTCTTGCGTATTGTGGTTGTAGTGTAACTGTAATTGAACTTTGTGTAGGAACATAGTTTACTTGTCCATTAATTGTACACTGTATATAATCAACATCAACTGGTAAATCAGTTGTAAAGTTAGTTATTACAACAGGAATATTATTCATAACATGTTTACCATATCCGTTTAATCTACATACCACAGGCGGATTGCCTAACGGCTGACTGTTGCCATAAAACATCTTAGTTGCGCTTCTTAAAAAGTGCAAACATGCAACCCAATACTTTGCATCGTTTTCATTTTCTTGATAAAATTCACCAGTAATTGTAATTGCATCTACTTGGCTATTTTCATATGCATTATACGCATAATTTGTATGTGTAGGATGAACCGAAGAATAGGTTGCACTATGACTTAACAACACTGAAGGGTTAAACGGAAATATCATTCTATTTCCGGTATTAAATGCACTCGATCCACTAGCTTCTCTTAGAGGCGCTAATATATCACCCTCGTTTCTAAGTATGTCTGGCACACTAATGCTAACACGCCAATCACTTGCATCAGATACTGAATTGTTAGACGATATTATTGCTCTTGATATTGTTCTATTATTAATTGAAGATCCAAAACCGCCTGTTTGATTAATAAAATTTGCAGCAAGTTTTCCTAGCGGCCCTAGACTGCCTAGCTTTTGATTAATAGTACTGCCGATTGCGCCTTTAACAGCGCTAGTTGCATCAGATACAATACTGCTAACAAAGTTGCTTGCATTAAAATTGATTTGAAAGGCCATAATTTATTTTGTCTCCTCTACTACTATTTAGTTGACAAAATTATGTTAGTAGTTTATACTATATATAACTACAGGAAAACCTCATGCGACCTAAGAATTACCTTAACAATAAAGATATACTTAAAGAAATACATAGATCAAAAAATGCGTTTAATAGCTACACTGCTCCCGAATACGGCGACTATGATATTATTTTATCAAGCGTAGACAAAATTGATCCATTAATTGTTGCCGAAGCAAAACAAAATAAAGCAAAAAAACTTAGTTCGGCAGAATACGAGCGTCGTAAAGAGCTCGGTGAAAAAGTTAAGCAAGCAGAATGCGAAACATTAGCATCTGAAATTACTAAAGAAGAATTAATCTTCCGTGTAATGACATTTGAACACATTCCAGAAGAGCCAGGACGTAAGAAAAATCCTAAATCCGTAGCCGATACAAAAGTTAAGCTTCCGTTTCCTCCTTTCCACCATTACAAATACAACGACGAAGGCGAAATTGTGTTAGTTGGAAAAAGTCACTGGAAAGGCGGCATGGACAACGGACACTTTGACAAAGATCACGGAATAGCAACGAACAAACTTGCCATGATGTGGTTAAAACTTGTTGATCGATATGCTACTCGGGGTAACGTTCGCGGATATACATACAACGACGAAATGAAGGGGCAAGCAATCTTACAACTTGCACAGATCGGACTACAATTTGACGAGTCTAAGTCGGATAATCCGTTTGCTTACTACACAGCAGCAGTAACTAATAGTTTTGTGCGTGTTATTAATATTGAAAAACGTAATCAAAACATTCGCGACGATATTCTCGAAATGAATGCGTTGGATCCTAGCTACACAAGACAAAGTCAAGGCGAATGGGAAGCTGCTGTTAAGCGCAACGAAGAAGCTCCTCCTACACAGTTCACAGATACCAAATAAGTGGTTGACAGGTGTTAATATTTACTATATACTGTAACATGTACATATGGAGAACTAATCTTGTTTAAAAAAGCTGCGGTGTTTACAGACATCCATTTCGGACTTAAAGGTAATAGTCGCGTTCATAATGACGATTGCGAAGAATTCATTGATTGGTTTATACAAACTGCAAAAGATAACGGTTGCGAGACCGGAATCTTCTGTGGTGACTGGCATCACAATCGAAATTCACTAAATCTTACTACTATGGATGCTACAATTAGAAGCATGGAGAAGCTAGGTGCTGCATTTGAGAAGTTTTACTTCTTTGATGGTAATCACGATTTGTATTATAAAGACAAACGTTCTGTAAACAGCACTGCATTTGCAAAGCACATTCCTGGAATTACATTTATAGACGAAATCTTCATCGAAGATGATGTTGCACTTGTTCCATGGCTCGTCGGGGACGAATGGAAGACGATGGGTGATATTAAAACAAAGTATTTGTTTGGTCATTTTGAACTTCCTAGCTTCTATATGAACGCTTTAGTTAGAATGCCAGATCACGGCGACCTTAAGTCTGAGCATTTTAAGCATCAAGAGTATGTGTTTAGTGGACACTTCCACAAACGACAGAAGCAAGGTGCTATTCATTACATAGGTAATGCGTTTCCCCACAATTATGCTGATGTTGGCGATGATGATCGAGGTATGATGATACTTGATAAGGAGAACAATAAAGAACCAGAGTTTGTTAACTGGCCTAATTGCCCTAAGTACCGTACTGTAACACTTAGCAACTTAATTGATAATGCAGATACGTTTATTAAGGATAAAATGTATCTACGAGTAACGCTTGACCTTCCTATTAGCTATGAAGAAGCAAGTTTTATCAAAGAAACATTCATTAATCAATACAACTGTCGTGAGATCACACTAATACCACAAAAGCAGTTAGAAGAAATGAGTACAGAGCTTGATATTGCACAGTTTGAAAGTGTGGACCAGATCGTAAGTAATGAAATTGCAGCGCTTGACACTAACAACTATGATAAGAGCATGCTTTTGCAGATATACAACGGATTAGAACACTAATATGATAAAAATTAAAGACCTAACAGTTAAAAACTTCATGAGTGTGGGTAATCAGACTCAGGCAGTTGACTTTGATAATGAACAACTTACTCTAGTACTTGGTGAAAACTTAGATCAAGGTGGTGACGACAGCGGATCACGTAATGGTACTGGAAAAACGACCATTATCAACGCTCTATCCTATGCACTGTATGGTCAAGCACTTACAAACATCAAAAGAAACAACTTAATTAACAAGACCAACAGCAAAGGCATGTTGGTTACCCTACAATTTGAAAAAGATAATAACAACTACCGTATTGAACGCGGTCGTAGTCCTAATATCTTTAAATTCTATATTAATAATCAAGAAACTCTAGTAGACGAGTCACAAGGCGACAGTAGACAGACACAAGACGATGTAAACACCCTGTTGGGCATGAGTCATGATATGTTTAAACATATTGTTGCACTGAATACCTATACTGAACCGTTCTTGAGTATGAGAGTAAATGATCAACGTGTTATCATTGAGCAGTTGTTAGGCATTACTATTCTTTCTGAGAAGGCAGATGCACTTAAAGAACAGACTCGACAGTCTAAAGATGCCATTACTGAAGAAACGCTAAAGATCAATGCTATTCAAACTGCTAATGAGAAGATCGAAACAAGTATCGAAGGATTAAAGCGTACTCAACGTGCTTGGCAAGCTAAACATACTCAAGATCAAGATAAACTTGCTGCCGCCATTGAAGAGTTAGAGAAGCTGGATATTGAAACTGAACTTGAGTCACACGAGAAACTAGCAAACTGGACCAAACATAACAATACCATCTTAGCGCTTAGGAAAGAACTAAGCACACTCGAGCCAGCTCTACAACGTGCTGATAAAACTGTTGAAAAGGTTACTAAGGATGTTGCAGAACTTGAAGACGCAACATGTTATACCTGCGGTCAAGCACTTCATCTAGATAAGAAAGCAGAAATTGCCGAGCGTAAAGAAACCGAACTGCTGGATGCAATAGCTTATCAAGCAGAAATTGCAGGTAAGGTAGTTGATGTAATGGCTGCACTTAAAGAAATTGGTGACATTAATGGTAAACCTACTACCTTCTATGAAAATGCTAAAGATGCATACGAACATAGAAGTAATGTAGACAATTTGAAACAGACGCTTGCTAACAAGCACGACGATGTTAACCCATACACTGCACAAATTAACGAGTTAAATGAAACTGCTATCCAAAAAGTTGATTGGGGTGTTGTTAACGAGCTTACAAGTTATAAAGAGCATCAAGAGTTTTTACTAAAGCTACTTACGAACAAAGACAGCTTTATTCGCAAGAAGATCATTGATCAAAACTTAGCATATCTTAACAACAGACTTACATATTATCTTGATAAGATTGGCTTGCCGCATCGGGTGGTGTTCTTAAACGATTTGAATGTTGAAATTACGCAGCTTGGTCAAGATCTAGACTTTGATAATTTAAGTCGAGGAGAACGTAACAGACTTATCTTAGGATTAAGCTTTGCATTCCGTGATGTTTGGGAAAGCCTGTATCAAAATATCAACTTGTTGTTTATTGACGAGCTGATTGATAGCGGTATGGACACTGCTGGAGTTGAGAACAGTTTGAGTATTCTTAAAAAGATGGCTCGCGAACGTAATAAAAATATCTATCTTATCTCACACAAAGATGAATTAGTTGGTAGGGTTAATCGAGTGCTGCGAGTAGTAAAAGAAAATGGCTTCACCTCATACGAATCAGATTTAGATATTACTAGTATCGTATAAATACTAAGTAAATTCTAAAGGAGATATAATGTTTACGCAAAATAATTATTTAAAAGAATATTATGATATTATAAAAAATAACAAAGTACTAGATCCAAAATCTCAATATTGTGAAAGACATCATATCATTCCTAAATCACTGAATGGATCTAATAAAAGAGACAACGTTGTGTGCCTTAGTGCTGAAGATCATTTTTTGTGTCACAAGTTATTAGTTAAATTTACAACAGGAGTCGACAATCAGAAGATGTGGAGCGCTTTATGGAGAATGATGAATAAACAAAGTCGTTCGCAGCAAAGAGAGTACACATTTACAGAAAAAGACTATGAAGAGGCAAGAATCAAACATTCAATTGCGCAATCTAAAAGAATGAGCAAAGAAAACAATCCTTTTTTTGGAAAAAATCACAGCGAAGAAACTAAGAAAAAAATGTCAGAAGCAAAAAAAGGAAAGTCATATGAAGAAATCTTTGGAGACGAATATGCTTCTGTTATGCGAGAAAAGCGTAAGAATGAAACTACTGGAAAAAAGAGAAGTGATTCTACAAAAGAAAAAATTAGACAAAATAAGTTAGGAAAATCTAGAGATCCTGAGCTAATGAAAAGAATAGGCGAAAAACTTAAAGGCAGAAAGCAATCACAAGAAACTATAGAGAGAAAAAAATTAGCACGAATAAACGGACAGAAAACTTGCGAGTTTTGTGGAAAAACTACAATGCTTACGAATTACAAAAGATGGCACGGACAAAATTGTAAATCATATGCTAACGATTTGGAAGTAACTGACTAATGCAAGACGACGCACATGATTTACTAGTCAAGGCATATCTTGACTATTTTAAAGCAAATGAGAAATTTGAAAGACAAAATAGTGTACGCACACATCGTATTGTACGCAAGTGTCTACGAGATATTCGTACACTAGCAAAAGAACGTGCAGACAACATACACGAAAAACATGTAACAACTAGACAAACCAGAACTTAGGTAGCCTACTCCATATACCGGTAAGTATACTCATGCAGTGGACTTATCAAGGAAAAGAAATTAACGAACTACCTATCGGGTGCGAAGCGTTTGTTTACTTGATAACAAACAAGTCCAATTGCATGATGTATATAGGCAAGAAACTAGCAAAGTTTAAAGTAACTAAACCCCCGCTTAAAGGCAAGAAGAATAAAAGACGTAGCACTAAAGAAAGTGACTGGAGAGAATATTATGGCTCCAGTGATAGACTTAATGCAGACGTTTTAGAGTTAGGCTCAGAAAATTTCACACGTGAAATATTACATTTTTGTCCCAGCAGAGGCATAGCAAATTACTTAGAGGCACGTGAACAGTTTGAACGCAGAGTACTTGAAACAGATGAA